ACCTTGATAAACGGAGCAAAGATTTATGTCCGAGGTGCTGATAGACCAGATACTTTGCGAGGAGTGTCGCTCACCTATGCTGTGCTTGACGAGGTTGCAGACATCAAACCCGAGGCTTGGGAACAGGTTATTCGTGCTTCTCTGTCAGACAAAAAGGGCAGAGCTATGTTTATCGGCACTCCAAAGGGTCGCAATTTCTTCTACGACATCTTCAAACTGGGGCAGTCGGAAGAAGACCCAGACTGGAAAAGCTGGCATTTCACCACCAAAGACAACCCTTTGATCGACCCTAGTGAAATTGAGAGCGCAAAGAAATCCCTTTCCAGCTTCGCCTTTAAGCAAGAGTATATGGCATCTTTCAACAATGCGGGAAGCGATGTATTCAAAGAAGAATGGATTAAGTATGGGGAAGAACCTGAATATGGTTCGTACTATGTAGCTGTGGACTTGGCTGGATTTGAGGAAGTTGCCAAACAAGCGGCTAATTCCAAGAAAAGGCTAGACCAGACTGCTATTGCTGTAGTTAAGGTGACTGAGGATGGTAAGTGGTTTGTCAAAGAGATTGCTTTTGGGCGTTGGGACATTCGAGAGACTGCCGCCAAGATACTGATGAAAATGCGGGATTACCGCCCTTTGGCTGTTGGAATTGAGCGAGGTGCGTTAAAAAATGCCGTTTTGCCGTATTTGAGTGACTTAATGAGGAAAAATAATGTATATTCCCACATAGTTGACTTGACCCACGGCAATCGCAAAAAGGCTGATCGTATCATTTGGTCACTTCAAGGAAGGTTTGAGCATGGGCGTATTGTGCTGAACTCCAAGGAAGATTGGGATGAATTCAAAGATCAACTCTTAATGTTTCCTGCCAATGGGGTTCACGATGACTTGCCTGATGCTCTTTCCTATATTGACCAACTGGCTGTTACCACTTACTTTGAAGAAGACGACTCAGACGAGTGGCAACCAATGGATGTAATAGCGGGGTTTTAAATGGCTGATGGGTATTCTCAAAACAATGAACCATTTGATATATTTGGTAGTGACCCACTTGGGCGCAACTATGTGTATGGTTTATTTGGGAATGGTAATGGTCAAGGTATTGCACCTTATGGGATTAGATACGCTGAGAATCTAAGTCAACCTACAACTGCTAAACGTGGCGGTTATTTTGGCAACATTGGAACTATTAATGAGCCAATGACAGAGTTGTCATCTTCATTTGATATTGGTGGTAAAACAGTTCAATATCCTTTGATTGTTCCTACACTGACGTCTGATGAGTTGAACCTATTACGTTCTGGAGGTGAGCCTACACCTGAAATAATAAACAAAGCAGAGAAATTTGCTATGAGTAGGTTGTCCCGTGGTCAAGACCCATTTGCTACAACACAAGACTTGCGTTATCCACAACCAGAAAATTCAAATAATAAATTTTTAAATAAAACAGAAAATGGATTATTTAATTCTAATACAACAACTCAGCAAGAATCTACAGGTTCTATATCAAATAATCTTATAGATTTTTTATTGCAAAGATTTAATGCACAACTATTTCCTACTGCGGCAAAAACATTAATTGAAACAGTACAGGGAAATAAAACACCTATAACAGAAAAAAACTTTACTCCTGAAGAACTAATAGCATTAAAAAAACTTATTGACATAACAGGCAATAGAGGTAATGTACAGTATGAAGATTACCTTAATTTAATGAAAAAAGAACAACAAGAAAAAGGCACTATCCCAATGTCAATAAACCCTAGCCTTCTTTCTGTGCTAGACCCAATTGGTAATGTGCAAACTACGTTAGGTCGATTTACATATACACGAGACGCAAACGGAAATTTAGTTGTTGTTGATAAATATGACTTTAACCCGATACCATCTTTTTCAGGTGCGTATGGCGCTATACGCAACTATGCTGGTGAAAAAATACCAAGAGGTTCTGGTAGAGAAGTAATGATTAATCTTGGAAATGCCGACCCATTTGGAAATACAATCGGTTCATCTATAAGGTAATAACATGGCAACAGATAAGTTAGACCAAAACGAATTTTACGAACCTACTGAAAATGACAAGGAACTAACTGCCTTTGTTGTTGACCACTGCGACAGATGGCGCAATTATCGTGATACCAACTTCCTAAGCGATTGGGAAGAATATGAACGTATCTTCCGTGGTCAATGGGCTGATGATGACAAGACTCGTGACTCAGAGCGTAGCCGTATTGTTACTCCTGCTACTCAACAAGCAGTCGAGACTCGCCATGCTGAGATCATGGAAGCTATCTTTGGTCAAGGCGACTTCTTTGACATTGAGGACAATATTCAAGATGTGAACGGCAACTCTATTGATGTCGAGCAAATCAAGAATCAGTTGATGGAAGACTTCAAGAAAGACAAGATTCGCAAGGCGATTGACCAAATTGAGTTGATGGCTGAGATTTACGGCACTGGCATTGGCGAGATTGTGGTTCGCAGTGAGAAAGAATACATCCCTGCTACCCAACCAATCCCGAATCAGCAAGGTCAAGCGGCTATTGGTGTGATTGAACGAGACAGGATGTCTGTCAAAGTCATGCCAGTTAACCCCAAGAACTTCTTGTTTGACCCTAACGGCACATCTATTGATGACTGTATGGGTGTGGCTATCGAGAAATTCATATCCATTCACAAGATTGTTGATGGTATTGAAAAAGGAATGTACCGCAAGGTTGATATTGGCACGATGGCATCTGATGAAGACTTAGAGCCAACCCAAGAAATCACAATGTTTCAAGATCAGAAGGTCAAATTGCTGACCTACTATGGTCTTGTCCCACGGGAATACCTACAAAACTTGTCTGAAAACAAAGACATTGTGGAATTGTTCCCTGAGAACGCACAGGCAGAAGACTATTCAGACATGATTGAGGCAATTATTGTGATTGCCAATGACAATCTGCTGTTAAAGGCTGAAGAAAATCCTTACATGATGAAAGATCGACCAGTGATTTCCTATCAGGATGACACTGTGCCTAATCGTTTGTTGGGTAGAGGAACAGTTGAGAAAGCCTACAATATGCAAAAGGCTATGGATGCTCAAATTCGTAGCCATTTAGACTCTTTAGCATTGACAACCAGTCCCATGATTGCAATGGATGCAACTAGGTTGCCAAGAGGTGCTAGATTTGAGGTAAAGCCCGGAAAAGCCATCCTTACCAATGGTTCTCCAAGCGAAATTCTGTACCCATTTAAGTTTGGACAGACTGATGGTAACAACTTAGCAACTTCCAAAGAGTTTGAGCGTATGTTGCTTCAAGCAACTGGTACGTTGGACTCTAACGGCATGGTTTCTCAGTCAAGCCGTGATGGTAATGGTATGTCTATGGCTGTTGCTTCTATCATCAAGAAGTACAAGCGTACCTTGGTGAACTTCCAAGAAGACTTCCTTGTGCCTTTTATCAAGAAAGCCGCATTTAGGTATATGCAGTTTGACCCAAACCGCTATCCATCTGTTGACATGAACTTCATTCCCACTGCTACATTGGGAATTATTGCTAGAGAGTATGAACAACAGCAGTTTATTAGTCTGTTGCAGACACTCGGCCCTCAAACCCCTGTTTTACCCATTATTCTCAAAGGAATCGTGGCTAATTCAAGTTTGAGCAATAGGTTTGAGATGATGGATGCGCTAGACAAGATGTCTCAGCCTGACCCACAAGCCCAACAGATGCAACAAGCACAACAACAGTTGCAAATGCAAGCGGCTCAAGCCAATATTGCCTTGGTTACCACTCAAGCAGAGCAAAATCGTGCTGATGCAACCAAGAAAATGGTGGAAGCCCAATACATTCCTCAAGAAGTACAGGCTAAAGTCATCTCTGCGACCACAAATAACTTGCCAAATCAAGCAGATCAAGCCTCTGCTGAGTTCGACAAGCGAGTTAAGATTGCTGAATTGATGTTGAAAGAAGCGGACATCAAGAACAAGTCTAAGATTGTTGAGTTGCAAATGGCAGAGAAAAACAATAAAGTTGGCGGTATGGAACAAGATTTCCTAGACCAGTTGTCCAAATCTTTAGGCTCAACCCAACCAAAGGGTGAATGATGGATGTCGAAAGCCTAGCCAAAGAGCTAATTCTTAAAAACATGACTCCTGAACAGCAACAAGCTGTTTTGGATTCTGTTAAAGCGTCTGTATCTCAAGCCAGAGAAGTTCAAAAACGCAAGATTGGCGAGAATGTTGACCTTGTTGTCCAAGCACTCAAAAAGATTGAATCTGACATTCGTTTCCGCTATGACGATGTAGGTAACGCTATTGAAAAGCGTGTTGCATCTATTCAAGATGGTCGAGATGGCGCTGATGGAAAGGATGGTCGGGATGGCAAAGATGGAAGAAATGGCAGAGATGGCGCAAAAGGTGACAAAGGTGAACGTGGTCAAGATGGGCGTGACGGAATTGATGGTGTTGATGGTGTGTCTGTCACCAATGCTCGTATTGATTTTGATGGTTCACTTATCATTACTCTGTCTACAGGGGTTGAGCTTAATGTTGGTGAGGTTGTTGCTCCTGATCTTGCTGAATCCATCAAAGTCATTACTAATGGTGGTGGCACTTCTCAGTCTGTACTTGATACTCTAGACTCTCTACAGACTCAGATTACCAATCTTATTCCTAGCCAGACTGGGAATTCAGGAAAGTTCTTAACTACCAATGGTACTGCTCTTTCTTGGAGTTCTGTTGCTGGTGGACTAAGTTATCAAGGTACATGGAACGCTTCTACAAATACTCCAACTCTCACCTCTAGTGTTGGAACAAACGGCTACTATTACATCGTTGCTACTGCTGGCTCTACTAACCTAAATGGTATTACCGATTGGCAAATTGGTGATTGGTTAATGTTCAATGGTTCTGTTTGGCAGAAAATTGACCAAACTAACTTGGTTACTAGCGTTGCTGGTAAAACAGGTGCAGTAGTATTAAACAATACTGATGTTAGTGGTTTTGCAAGTATTGCGGCGGCTGGTGGCACAACAGTTTTAACTGTAAATTCTGCTCCAAATTATGTTGTTACTGGTTCAGGCGGTCAAACAATTCAACTGCCTGATGCTACAACTTTGCCTAATGGAGCAATATTCTCTTTTAACAATAATCAAAGTAGTGGCACTATAGTTGTTAAGAACAATTCAAGTACAACTGTATCAACAATCCAATCTGGTGGATATGTAAGTTTAGTTTTATTGTCAAACTCTATTGCGGCTGGTTCATGGGATGTACATAACTATGCACCATCTAATGTATCTTGGTCTACCAATACATTTGATTATGCTGGTTCAATTACATCTGCTACTTGGAATGGAACTGCTGTAGCCTATAACCGAGGTGGTACAGGTCAATCATCTGCTTTTGTTGCTGGTGGTGTAGTTTATGGTTCTTCAACAAGTGCATTGGCTGTTACACCTATAGGAACAACTGGACAAGTCTTAACTTCTGCTGGTTCAGGAACTCCCACATGGACAACTCCAACTACTGGAACTGTTACATCTGTAACAGGAACTTCACCAGTTTCTTCTAGTGGTGGAAATACTCCTGCCATATCTTTGGCGGCAAGTTATGGGGACACTCAAAATCCTTATGCTTCTAAGACTGCAAACTACGTCTTAGCCGCACCTAATGGGTCTGCTGGCGCACCTACATTCAGGGCGATTGTTGCCGCTGACATTCCTACGCTTAATCAGAATACAACTGGTACAGCAAGCAATGTTACAGGTACTGTGGCTATTGCTAATGGTGGTTCTGGTCAGACAACAGCACAGTTAGCAATGAATGCTTTTGCTGGTGCAGTTACCAGTGGTTATTATTTGCGTGGCAATGGCACTAACGTAGTGATGAATACGATTCAAGCGGCTGATGTGCCTACATTGAATCAGAATACTACTGGAACAGCATCAAATGTGACTGGAACTGTTGCTATTGCCAATGGTGGTACTGGTCAGACTACTGCAACATTGGGTTTCAATGCGTTAGCACCTAGCCAAAGCACAAATTCTGGTAAGTATTTAACTACTGATGGAACAAATGCTTCTTGGGCTACAGTTTCTGCTGGTGCATCGTTGTCCAATGACACAAGTACATCAAGTAACTTGTATCCACTGTTTGCGGCGGCTACATCAGGTACACCTACAACTGTATATACAAGCAATGATAAGTATTTGTACAAGCCTAGCACTGGTGAATTGCAAGCAACTGCTCTTGTGGCAACCAATGGAATTGTTGTTAATTCGCAGACCATAGCTTCTGATTACACTATCGCTAGTGGTAACAATGGCATGAGTGCAGGGACTGTTTCTGTGAATTCTGGCATCACTGTAACGATTTCAACTGGCTCAGTGTGGACAGTTGTTTAAAGGAAAGAAATGTCTAAGGTAGCAATTTCAGGAAATGCAAGCGGTACTGGTACGCTGACCATTGCCGCACCAAACACTAATAGCAATTACACATTAAATTTGCCAGCAGAAACTGGAACATTTCTTACAAATAAGACAGTAGGAACTGTATTGCAAGTAGTGAATGCGACTTATTCAACACAAACAAGTAATTCAACCCAAACATTAGCAGACACAGGGTTGACTGCAACTATTACTCCATCAAGTGCGACAAGTAAAATTTTAGTAGTGGTTAGTCAAAATGGTAATGAGAAATCTGATGGTAATTTATCTAACGCTTTGGCTATATCATTGCTTAGGGGTGCAACAATAATATTAACCGATTTCGCAAATTATGTTGGATATACAGGGACTACTCTTAGACTAATTGGTGGCAGTTCTTCAACTAGTTATTTGGATTCACCAGCAACAACTTCTGCTACCACTTATAAAACACAATTTAAAAATCTATCCACTTCGGCATCAGCAACAGTTCAAGCGCAAGGTTCAATATCCACTATCACTCTTATGGAGATTGCGGCATGAATAAACATCAAGCAATTTTTGCAACCTATAACAATGTTGCTGTCATCCGTGGTGATGATGCCTTTGACATTGACGGAAACTTAGTTCAATACAATGAATCCACAGTCCAAGCCTACATGGATGCCAACTCATATAAAGCCAAACGTGGTGCTGAATACCCACCAATCACAGACTACCTTGATGGCGTAGTCAAAGGCGATCAGACGCAGATTGACAAGTACATTGCTGATTGCTTGGCAGTCAAAGCAAAATATCCCAAGGTGACTACATGACCATAGCAATATCAGGAACAACGGGCATTACCCTTGATGGGCAGTTCAATTCTGCGTCATCAATGGGCTTCAAGAACCGCATCATCAATGGTGCAATGGTGATTGACCAAAGGAATGCGGGGGCTGCTTCGGCAAATACACTTAATGGCTATTTTCTAGATAGATGGTATGTTCAGCAGCAAGTCACTGGAAAATTAATTGCACAGCAAAATGCTGGTTCTGTTACGCCGCCAGCAGGATTTTCTAACTATCTTGGTATTACTTCACAATCTGCGTACACGGTAGGTACAAATGAAACATACGCTATATATCAGCCCATTGAAGGTTTAAACGTAACCGATCTTGCTTGGGGGACATCGTCTGCTGTAACTGTTACTTTGTCATTTTGGGTTCGTAGTTCATTAACAGGTACGTTTGGTGGTTCTTTAGCTAATAGCGCACAAACTCGATCATACCCATACACATACACCATAAGTTCCGCAAATACTTGGGAGCAAAAATCAATAACCATCTCTGGAGATACTACAGGAACATGGCTGACAACTAATGGCGTTGGCATTTATTTAAATATTGGCTTGGGCGTAGGTTCTGGGCGCTCTGGAACTGCGGGTGCTTGGGCGGCTACAAGATATGATTCAGCCACAGGCGCAACCAGCGTAGTCGGCACAAACGGCGCTACGTTCTACATCACAAGCGTACAGCTAGAAAAAGGCTCAACAGCAACTAGCTTTGATTACCGACCTTATGGGACTGAGCTGGCTTTGTGTCAGAGGTATTTGCCAGCATTTAATGGTGTTGGTCAGTTTGCGGTTGGGTTTATGAATTCTGCGACAACAACATATTTTTATGTGAAGTTTCCTGTTTCAGCCAGAGTCGCCCCAACAGGTATTTCATATTCCAACCTTACGCATTTTTCAGATATTTGGTCAGGGTCTGGTCAAACTTTTTCATCTTTAGTACTGACTAGTGGAACTCAGGCTGGAACAGAAGGCGCAGGCATCAATGCCAACACTTCTGGCGGCACAACAAACGCCGCTGTGATTGGTGCAATTGGCAATAGTGCAGGACAACTTCTTTTCACAGGGTGTGAGCTATGAATGAACCAATTTGGAAATTGATGATTGACCCCAAAACAAATACTACTGAATCGGTTTGGCGAGAATGGCCTAATGGTAGGGGTGAGTCTTGTCTTATCACAGCCCCAGAATACCTACGCTGGCTGGCTCTTGGCAACACACCCGAACCCGCAGATGAGGTGACAACATGAGTGTGACGATTAATGGAACAACTGGTTTAGCTGGTGTTGATGGCTCTGCTGGTACTCCAGCAGTTCAAGGCTCAGATACCAATACAGGTATATTCTTTCCTGCGGCAGACACTGTTGGCGTAACTACTGGTGGTAGTGAAAGAATGCGTGTTGATTCCAGCGGTAATGTGGGGATTGGTACTGCTTCGCCAAGTGGAAAATTGGATGTTGCTACTGATGCTAACGCTGTTGCCTATTTAACGTATGTAAGAAACGCTAATGCTGGTTCTTCTGCGTATGCTATCTCGGGATGGGGCAACAATTCAAGTTCCAATGCGGGACAAGTGGCTATTTCAAGTACAGCAAACACTGGTTATGGCGGTGGTGGTGATTTTATTTTTTTAGCTAATACTGGCGATATGACTTTGCGAACAACCACTGCAAAGCCAATGACGTTTTACACCAATAGCGCAGAACGTATGCGTATCGACTCCAGCGGTAACTTGCTGGTGGGGACTACAAGTCAGTACGGAAGTGAGCGTTTGCGTGTATATCAGAGTGGTGATTCAGAAACAGCAAACCTTAGCAACGCATCAAACAATGGCACATATCCTTTGACTGTTTCTAATCGAGGAACAACAACTGACCGCCGCCTAATTAACTTCAGGCAAGGTTCTTCTGAAACAAACTGTGGAGCGATTTACTACAACGGTTCAGCGGTTGTATACGCCACTTCATCAGACTATCGCCTTAAAGAAAACATTGTTGATTTATCTGATGCGTTGGCTTCGGTGCTTCAACTTAAACCACGCGCGTTCACTTGGAAAGATGGTCAAATTGACGATACAGGTTTTATCGCTCACGAACTTGCGGAAGTGTTCCCAAAAGCAGTGCAAGGTACTAAAGACGCTATTGACGCTGACGGCAACCCTGTTTATCAAGGCATCGACACCAGCTTCTTAGTCGCCACACTGACCGCCGCCATCCAAGAACAACAAGCCCTCATCACAGCCCTGACAGCACGAATCACTGCACTGGAGGCAAAACCATGACCCCAGAACTACAAAAGTATTACGAATCTCGCTTTGACATGATGTCAAGGGATGGATGGAAGGATTTGTGCATTGATATTGACATTATGGTAGAGTCGCTCAATAATATAAGCGTAATTCCTGATGAAAAGACCTTGCAATTCAGAAAAGGCGAACTTTCCATCTTGACTTGGCTAAAAACCTTGAAAGAGGTCAGCGAAAAGGCTTATGAGGAATTGAATGAAAAGAATGTATGAATTTTCCTGTGAAAACGGGCATCACATTGAAAAACTGACTGATTATGAGGCGGTCAATGTCCAATGTGAGTGCGGTGTGATTTCACATCGTAAAATCTCTGCTCCAAACATCAAATTGGAGGGTTGGTCTGGGCATTTCCCCACATCAGCACATCAATTTGACCGAAAACATCGGGAAAAATTGGCGGCAGAGTTAAAAGAGAACTCATAAACGATTGTCGAGTTCATGTTAATCCTAAAACCCATAGTGGGCAGGAAAAGGAAAACTGTATGTTGATTGATAACGAAGATGAGATGCCAAGTGAGTTACAGGCTGAGGAAAAGAAGTTAGCCGATTCTGTTGAGCAAGTCACTAGCGATCTTCCTGATAAATATCGGGGCAAGGATTTAAATGACATTATTAGGATGCACCAAGAGGCTGAAAAGCTAATTGGCAAGCAGGCTCAAGAGGTAGGCGAGGTTCGCAAACTAGCTGATGAACTTATCAAGCAAAATCTCTCTGGAAATCGTCAAAATGCAGAGGTAGAGCCTGAAATTGACTTTTTTGAAGACCCTAAAAAGGCAGTTCAGAACACTATTAATAACCATCCAGATGTACTTGCGGCTCGCCAAGCGGGACAAGAGTTCAAAAAGATGCAGATTCAGCAGAAGTTATCGGCAGAACACCCTGATTTCACTCAGATTGTTCAAGACCCAGACTTTGCGAATTGGGTGAAATCTTCACCTATTCGTATAGGTTTGTATGCCAAGGCAGATGGTGAGTTTGACTATGATAGTGCCAATGAATTGTTGTCTACTTATAAGCAGTTGAAGGGTGTTAAGACTAAGCAAACGTCAGATGCTGGAGAAGTATCCCGTAAGCAAAATCTTAGAGCCGCTTCAGTTGATTCGGGTGGAACTGGTGAATCAGGAAAGAGAGTTTACAGACGAGCTGACCTTATTCGGCTAAAAATGACTGACCCTCAGAGGTATGAGTCGCTATCTGATGAAATCATGGCGGCATATGCTGATGGTCGAGTGAAATAACACTTAACTTTTGGAGTATTAACATGGCAACAGCATTTTCACCAGCAAATAACGTAACTGTTACGTCAGCCGCTAATTTCATCCCTGAAATTTGGTCAGACGAGATAGTTGCGGCTTACAAGCGTAATCTTGTAGCCGCCAATGTCGTTAAAAAGATGAACTTTAAAGGCAAGAAAGGTGACACTGTTCACATTCCTAGCCCAACCCGTGGTTCTGCATCAGCTAAAGGCGCAACAAACGCCGTTACCTTGATTGTGAACAACGAAGGTGTTGTAGACATTTCTATCAACAAGCATTACGAATATTCTCGTTTGATCGAGGACATCGTTGAAGCACAAGCATTGTCTTCATTGCGTAGTTTCTACACAGAAGACGCTGGTTATGCCTTGGCTAAACAAGTCGATACAGACTTGATCCAGTTGGGTCGTACATCTAATGGTGGCTCTGATGGCGCACGTTACATTGCTGGCTATATTGGTGGTGATGGTACAACTACCTTTGACTACACTGCAAACAGCAATGCTGGTAACGCTACAGCAC